CACCGCCTCCACCAGATGCTTCTCCACCTTCTCCCGGAGCACCGCCGGGTTCTTCTCCTCCACCACCGCCACCAGGTTCTTCTCCCCCAGGCTGTTCTTCACCACCAGCTTCCCCACCAGATTTTACTTGTTCAAATGTTGCTGCTGGATCATTACCTTCTTCCTCAATCTGTTTAAGTCTCCACGCTTGCTTTGCATCCTCAACGATTTCATTCTTAATCTTTAGGATTTCATCGTCAGAGAATTTAAATACATATTCATAAATCCAATTTCTAGAATGAGTCTTACCTTCAAGCATATCTTTTGCCAAATTGGTCTTATCTTGCCAGATGGAAATCTTCTCTTTTTCAAATATTGTGGATGGATTTGTCAATTCCAATGAGAAATTAACTAAACTTTCATCAGTAAATCCTTGAGAAAACAAATGAACCACAGCAATCTTATTCAGTTCTGATACCAATATCTTTTGCAACCTCAATACTGTTTTTGCAAATCTAATGTCTTCCTGTGACAGTGTAGCCTTTCCTGATAATTCTTCTTCATATCCCAAGAATGCCTTCGGTATCTTTAATGCTGCCATCATCTTATTACGAATATATTGAATATCATCAATACCGGTAAACTCCATGCCACTAAGAGGTTCGATGGATGTTCCACTATCACTACCACGGACAGGAATATAAAAATCTTCCACCATGTTTTGAAGATTGAATCGTAGATTATATTCTCCGGTTCTATCGTCCATATATGGAATCTTTTTCATCTTACTAATCATCTTGTCCATATATTGATCAACTTCTGCGGGAGGAATACCACCAATATCAACTTTAAATACACGTTTTTCAGGTGCTCGCATAATACGATGGATTAACATGGCATCTTCCATCAAGGACAATTGCTTCCATACACGCCGAGCATTTTCAAGCATACCACGACCATATGGTGCAAAATTGCTATCTGAAAGCAATCTAAAATGTGCTACTTGATAATTTTCAAGTTCTTCCATGACACCACTTTCAAATGCGACCTGATATTTTATATAATTTTTATTGGATGGATCACTATTTTCAACTCTGATTACATTATATGAAGATAACGGTTCAACACGATAGATTCCATATTCCGGAGAGATATGAAGTTTGAGATAGAAATCACCATATTTGAACATATTTCTGGACCATGACCACAGATTAAAATCAATATTCAATATATCGTAAAATAGGTTATTAAGAATTTGTTTAATATTGTCATCGTCAGATTTAATAGTCAATATTTGCCCCATCTCATTCTGTGTTAAACATTCGTCGGAATAAATGTCTAGTGCAGAAGCAAGAATTGGATCTTGATCCATTGTATTTGAAACAAAACAACTGTCTGTAGCAAAATTATGATATTCATCCACAGTAACATCATATACATCAATTGGTCCTATGGGTTCAATAGAAACTATCTTGTGATTGAGTGAAGAAACAATCTCAGTTTTAAATGAATTCCATGTATAATTATTATGTTTTAGTCTATTTTGAAGAACCGAATAATCACAATCTATATCATTAACAAATCCCCATGATGTTAATTTTCCATTTTGTTTATAATGTTCTATGGCCCTACACTTTAAAACATTTATGGTTAAATCCTCTCTATATTTTGGATTTTTATTCCCAGTCTGATTTCTATTTTTAAAAACTTCTTTTAATGTTTTTGATCTTTTTTCATTAGATTCTTTAGTATGTTTTTTTCCATAAAATGGATTATTTTTTCCTATTGAATGGAATAAAGAATGTTCTTCTTTATTCATAATCTTTAAATTTTCTGGTAAATTTATGGATGGTTGAAAATTTTTATGGTGCACACATTCGTCATCACGTAACGGTCTATAAAATTGTTCTGCTATAATTTTATGTTCTGTTTGCCATCCTTTACTAAAATTATATAAATTTCTATACCCGCGATTGAAGAAATCTTTCTGATAAAACGGCATCACAGAATCACCAACTACAAGGTCAAGAATCTGTTTATATGAACCATCTCTCATTAAAAATGGATGTTTAATACTTCCAATAATATATTGCCCATTATCAAATGTTACCTTATAACCAGTTCTCGGACCCTTTTTTCGTGGATGAAACGCTTTACCTAACTTAACAGAATCTGTTTTGTGGTCATATGAAAATACATGAAATCGTTCTTGTGGTTTATCCTTGTATTTTTCGGCCAATTCTTTGATTGTTGGGTACGTACCATCCGGCAATGGGACAATAGTATCAGGACCAACACAGTCATAATCTCTAAATAATTCAATTCTTGAGGCTTGATATGCCAGTGTAAAATCTCGACTATATTGACTATACCCAGAAGTCCTAACTCTATTAAATCTGTCCCGTAAAGAGTTTCTATCCGTGGCGTATTGATTTTGATCGGTATCCTTGATCTTTAATAGCTTACCACCAACATTACGCACCACAGCATCGGTGGATAGTAATCTCTTTAGTCTTGCGAATAGTGACTTTGATTTTAAGTCAATCGGTTCTTGATTTTTGTTAATGTTAGTAGCCATTTATTTATAATCTTACATATAAGTATAAGATTTCTCCCTTAAATCGTCATTTTATAGTTATAACAACCATTTCAAATCCTCTGCATTGTCATTGCCCATTTGTGTACTTCGTTTGCCATATGCATTTTGACCACCAGAATAAACCGGCATTTGCCATGATTTTTTTGCAAGATCTGTTCTGCTTGAATACATGTTCCCTATAGTAGATTGAATCTTTGCAATATTGTTTATGGCTGTTCTTGTCAAGTCATTTGCTTCTGTTTGTAATCTTAGCGCCGTATCTCTTACCCATAATCCGATTGCAAGAGACATAACGAGGTCGTCATTATATCCTTTCATTGCTTCTGGCTTACCGCCAGTATTCCAAACAAATGTGCTTAATTCGTCCCATGTCCTTGTCGATTTCAATCCGAACGCGTTCTGTCTAAGATACATTTCCAACTTTGAAATTACTAACGGTCTTGTTCTGACAGTTGTAGTAAATCCAGGAATCATATCTCTTTCCATTTTGTTTATTTTACCGACCAGTTGTTTGTCAGCATCTACATATGTCAAATCCTTGTGACTATAAAATATCCGAGGATATTCCAAATCAATAATTTGCTGTATTGTGGCCCAACCGATATTGTTGTTCTCAACTACCAACGTTGCATTATTATATTCTACGGCCGTACTAACAAGCATATTACCATATGTCTTTGTATCAATAATACCTTTATACTCTGCAACCTGTTCACAAGTATCGAGTCGTATCACATGAAATGCCGATTTGTCTGTACTGTCTCCCCTGGCAACATCTGCACATACCAAATAAGGGGCACCTGAAATCGCATACTCCCATATCCAATAAGACTGCTCTGACCATCGTTGTTCAATAGGGTCTTTCACCAATTTTCTACAGGCCGTCAATATTTCTGGGGCAATGACCGTGTTACCAGATGTAGTGAAATCACAATTATGTGATACTATACCATCTACATTAAAAACATTTCCGTTATTTACTTCTAATATATCAAACAAGTCTATTGGTATGAATTTCTTACATATAGATATGATAGTTACAAAATCAGAATTTGTTCCGTCAATCTTTGAACCAATTGACAATTCATTAGCTTTAATTTCGTGTCCATTTAATATAAACGGATGATTATCGGAACACTTTATACTCTTTCCATTGGATAACAATATATCATAATATGTGTTTTTATTAAGTTTTCGAACCCCATCAAATGATTGAAATCCAGTTGGAGTCAAAATTTTATATTTTTTATTAATCCTAATATTATCGGTATTATTCATATTTTAATCTTATAAATTTACAACCTAAAAAATCTTCTATTTCTTTTTGTCTAATAACGTCCCGTTCTTTTAATTTTCCATCTATATTAAAATGCAATTTTTCATCGATTTCCAATACCACATTTTTCTCTATATCATATGCATCTAAAAAATATCCCAATTCTTTTATATGATATTCTCCCCCATTTTCCGCGTGTCTAAAATTGTATCCATGATCTTTACCATAATTTTCTATCAACGGTATAGATTTTATATTATATCTAGGAATAACTTTTCCCTTTGCTTTCCCCAAATATTCCAACGCACTAATTCTTTGTTTTCTTTTTGTCTTTACTGTATGTCTTTTACCTAATGCGGTTCTATGATAATCAGGACATCTCCTGCAATTTTTAGTCCAACTATATCTCAATCCACATTGACATTTTAATTTTTCTAATATACAATTTAATTCAGTAATGAAAATCATACGATATTTAAAATTATAATTGTTATAACATGAACCCTGTGCCACAAATGCTTCTTTTAACACCTCCGTAAAATGATATATAGAATTATATAATTTTGGATTTTCCTTTGTCAATATTCTATTTTTAGATTTACCAAACAAAGTTTTATAATAATCTCTATTTAATAATATTTTTCTAGTATCATCATATGAATATAAATCGGTAACCGTTTTTAATTCATCTTTAATTTTTTTCCATCCCGCCTTTACATAATTAGAATTTTTTAAATGTTTCATAATAATTCCCACAGTCATACTCTTGTGTATACATATGTTCTAATTAAGCATTTCATACAAATTCTTCAAATTAATATCAAAAACCTTTCCGGTATCATCCATTATTGTTACAATAGAATCTCCCCATAAACAATCAAATTCTTGGGCAGCCTTTCTCTTGTCCCCCTGTTCTTTCCCGGCGAGTTCTCTCCACTTCTCATCTCTCTCTGGGTGCAATTGCCACGGCAATTTTATGGTAACAAACCCATTTTCACCAGCTTCGGCAGATGTCCACATTTTGTGAAAGAAATCACCAACTCCGTTGGGAGTACTGAGAATAATGGATTTACCACCAGTAGATGTTGTGGCATTTGCAGCAGTCCATACATCATTTGCATTCGGAATAAATGCAGCTTCGTCAAGAATAATCAAACTAGCGGCATTACCACGAGCAGCACCGGCAGAAGAAGATGCGGCTTTAATCTGGGAACCATTCTCAAATCTCAAAGATAATCTGTTATCTTCGGTAAGTTTAAGTCTAAGCCATTGTGGCAAGTTATCCAAAGAAAATCTAATCTTGGTAACAATATCTTTAGTAGCATCTTGGGTTCGACTAATTATAACAACATTTTTATCTGTATGAAATAACATTAACCACAACGAATATACAGATACAAGTGTAGAAATTCCCATCTGACGAGATTTCAATACTATGTTCTTTTCGTTATTAATAAAACTATTTAAAGTATCTTCCTGAAATGGATATAATTCAAATGGTATAGTCCCGCGCTCTGAATGTTGAATTTTGACATACTTCTTCATGAAGTATATCGGATCAGCAAAACACTTCTTATATTCTTCCTTTATTCTTTCTCTTAAATTAATCTGTTGTTTTTGTTCAGCCATTTCCAGTATTTCCGTTTAGTTCTGATAACCGGTCGCCAATATCTTTCAGGGCCTTTTCAACTTCTTCCAATTCCTTTTTTGCACCTTCCAAGATACGTTCTCGTTGTGTATCTGACCAATATTCCTGAGAACCATCCTCATTCATAAACTTAATCTTGTTACCTTGTTCTGAAAGACATTTAATAGTATCTTCCAACTGTTGTTTTAAATTAAGACAATAGCCGCGTTGGTTACTGAAAATCTTTTCCTTTTCATATTGTTCAAATTTCCCATCTACCTTCAATTTATCTTCCAGTTTAATCTGACAATCCATACATCTACCAGTCTTTGGGAAAATTTTATCATCAAGTCTATCATTAAAAAGCTTCATATTCTTCTTGCAATCCTTACACTCTAATCGGCAAGCATCAAGAATCTTGGTCTGTCGTGTCAATGCTTTCTTTCTACCATCCTTGTAAATCCACATTTGACCATTGGAACTGGTCCAAATTTCTCCCTCTTTTCTTTCAACACTATCCTCTGTATATCCCCACTGTGTAAAAGGCCTGCGACCCGCTACATAATCCTTAATCGTGTCAATATTGCTTTTACCTTGTAATCTTTTCATTTTATAACCTTTTCATCCTTTAATTTTTCGATTTTCCACGTTAGATAAAATTTTTTGAGTTCCAGATAGAAATCTGGGGGAACTATACACGAGAAGTATTTCCACCCATTTTTCTGTTTACCCATTCGATAATTCTTCTGATAAGACTTATTATCCATATTCATAAGTATCTGTAAAACACAGAAAAACACAGAAAATACTTAATATAAACAAAAAATCCCTACCGTTAAGGTAAGGATTTCTTGATTATTTAATTGTTTAATTGTTATATTAGAACGACCATCCCAATCTGGGCCCAATCACAACATCGGACTTATTGAAACGGCCATGTGCAAGATCAGTTGTGGGCATATACACTCCCAACTCAATCTTCAATGTGCTTGGACGAGTAGTAATAACAACGAAGTTAGACAACCACTTCGGTGCTGGCATAGTCTTTGAAAAACCAATACCAAACTCATCAACATCGCCACCCTTAGACGAGAAATAATTAGCATGTGATACAACCACATCTAAATTATTTGTTCCAACAACACCAACGCTATAAACTTTAACATCCTGTCCAACAACAGCACCAAACTTGCCTTGTAAGGTCAATCCGGGACCAGTGCTAACTGCGCCATGTTTAAGAATCCATGACACACCATCAGCCACAACGGTAGCTCCAACAGATGCCGGAGCACCAGTCAAGAGGTTTAGAGTTGTGTTAATAGTTCCAGTAGCAACAGGCGTAATCGCCGGGATAACTACCGAACTAGGAGCCGCAACATTAGTTTGTGCTTGAACAACTGTGCCCAAGACAAGGACTGCTGTAATCATACTTAATACTACTTTTACTGTTTTATTCATTTATTTATTTTTTCCTTTATTGTTTTGCCAAGTTGAAAACACTATCCAACTTAGCCACATAACATTACTACATTACCGTTTGATTGTCAATATATAGTAATTGTTGTATATAAAAACTCATATTTTACAGAGTTTACATATAATTAATCTTGGAAAATCCGTTTTCCTTGACTATTTCGAGTCTTATGTTCACAAAGTCTCGCATTGAATCCAAATGGCTGATAATCCATATGAATTCAAAATGTTCTTTTAGTATTGAAAATAGGGCAGATACTGATGAAATGTTCTCGGCATCCATTGTTGCCCATCCTTCATCAATGGCTATGAAATTACATTTTGGTAGATTTGATATATTGATTAATGCTACTCTTAATGCCAATCCTGTTAAGAATTTCTCCATACCACCGGCCAATTCAAGGGGCCATCGTTTGTTATCTTTAACAATATAAGTCATTACATTCTTACCATCTGTTTGAACATTAACTCCAAATTCGACGACTTGATGAAGAATTTCATTAACTTCCTTTTCAATAAGGGGAATCGCTTGAGAGATCAATTCAAATGGTATGCCATCACGACTTACGGCAGTAACATAATAATTATATGCTTTTTGATCTATTTCTAATTTCTTTATCATGTCCAATTCTGATACCAGCTTACCTTTCTCGGAATGGGCATTTGTTAAGTCAGTATTGATTTTCATTAGTTCGGAATTGCCTAATTTGATGGACCGTTCTAGTTCAACCATCTGAACGTTTAATTTTGACATTTCCTGTTCAATATTGTTATTATGCTCAATTGCCTCTTTCTGATCATAATAAATGTCAATTTTATCTGTAATTTCTTTCAATTTTACATTACATTTTGATATTTGATTCTCCAATTTAAGAATGTTAGATGTTTTGGAAGATATCTCTTTTTCCAACGAAACTTTTTTCTTCTCTGAGTCAATATACTCAGTATATAATTTTTCAATATATTTCAAATCTTCGATCTTCTGTATTGTTTCTTTGTTAGTCAACAACAGAGCATCAACATCCGTTTTATCTTCGAGCAATGATATTCTGGCCTTTTCAGCATCCTTCACAAAGGCATTGTCAATACAAAATTTACAATTAGGATCATATTTATGATTTTTTAATTTTTCAATTTTATCCAATTTGGATTGGACAATAATCTTTTTCTTATCCAAGACAATTTTTTCTTCCTCAAGCTGTTCGGACAGGGAGATATAATCTTCATACAATTTAACAACATTTTTATCAGTTAATGCCTTAATATTGGCATTCAACTCCCCCAAGTCTACATCATGCTGTGCATTAATAGATTTATTAAGATTGATAGAAGCATTGATATTAGCCACTTCTTGTTCTAATTTGGCCTTTTCGGTTTCCAACACTTCAACATTTTTTGGAACATCTGTTTCAAATGCCAGCAATTCTTTGTTAAGGGAAATGATTTCAGTATTTAATTTCGTCCGATTTGTCTGTAATCCGTCGATTTCTTCGGTTTTCGTTTTAAATTTGTCTGTTAATAATTTAATCTTGGTATTATATTCTTCAATGATTTCATCCTGCGTTTTATCAGTCGTTGAATTATAGTTTCTCAATAGAACATTGATTTCTTTGAGTTTCTCTGATGATGCCATATATAACATATCAAATACATTCAATCCCATGAATTGAGATAATAAGTCTTTTCTTTCTGTTTGTCCCATATCAATGAATGTGCCGGACTTATTATTTTGAACAGATAGTACAGTCAGGATAAAATCATCATACGAACCAACAAAATCCCGGATAATATCATTAGTGCTTCTACGAGCCTCTCCATTCAATTCAATGGTCTTGCCATTTTCTATTTTATAAAACTTTACATCTACTTTGACATTTCCTTTCTTGTCAGCACTACCGGACCGTTCAACGAAATAATCAACCCCCGAAATTTCAAAATTAAATTTACATTTGAATGACATCTTCTGACTATTCAATATTAATGATGCCTTGAATGCCTTAGAACACTTATCATATAAACAGAATGATAGGACGTCAAGAGTAGATGATTTGCCAGCAGAATTAGGAGCAAACAACCCGACAACACCGTGAAGATTCGTAAAATCGATGACATTATCTTCCCCATATGAAAACATATTAGAGAATTCTAATTTCTTCGGTTTCCATCGAATATTTCTAACCAAATTATCATTTTCAAGTTTCCCATTGAATTCCTTATTGATTTCAAAAATCTTATCAAACTGGTCTTGAGTAATAGTATCATCCGAAAACTTCTTTGTTATAAAATCCTTGATAAGAGTATTCTGATAATCTACTGATGATATATCGTTGAGATTCAACGATGTAGCCTGAGAAAGACTATCCTTCAATTGATCCTCATTTGATAATCTAATATAAACACATTCAATAATTTCGGTAGTTTTTTTGATTTCAGAAACAACTGCCTTAACTTCTGTTGCAACAGATTCCAAACACATCACCCGCAATCTAACCTTCGTTGGCATTCCAGTAGTATCTGTCACCAGTTTTCCTTTGGTAATTTGAACCGTGAAGAATCCATAATCGTTGGGTATGTTAATATGTTTGAATTGTTTTGTTTTTAGATTCCAAATTGTGCAACCATGCCCATCAATACTTTCCCCGTGGTCTTGTTGCATAGTTGATCCAACGTAATGAATTATCGGAACATCCTGCCCGGGAATATAAAGTGTTTGCATTTTATGAATATCACCACATAATGCAATATCATGTCCATCAAATGTATTGACAGTAATAGATTTGTTATTTACAACATGTCCGACATCAGTATCAGCACGATCAATAGTTCCATGATACAATGATATTAAATGTCTGGTTTGGTGTCTATATACCGTAGGAATATCCTTTGCTTTAATATATGTTTCATAACTTTCAAAGACAGACATATTATTGAACAAAATGTCTCCGAGAATATATAGTCCAGATTTTTTTAGATAATAAAGATTTGGATGGTTCAAGGCATTGACAACTGGAGACAAGCTATCCAATCTATCCTTATTCATTAATAGTGCGTCATGATTGCCAGGAACCAATATCGTAGGACGAGTATCAGCTAACCGTTTTAAGAAATCTCCCGCCAACTGAATACATTCAGGGCTTAAATCGACCTTTGAGTGCAATAAGTCTCCAACCACAGTAATAACGGTTTCCTTTGGGGAATTGTCAATAAATCCATATATTGTGTCAAATACCTTTATATATTCGTCATGTCGTTTCTGCAATCTGATGTGAATATCAGCAACCTGAACAATACAGTAGAATTCATTAATGTCGTTTTTTAGTCGTGTCATCATATATTTAATTTATACTTCAATAACCCTTCAAATTTTAATGGCTTTGTCGAATCAATTATCTTCCATGTTTCTTCAAACCCAAGTACATTCGGGTCTTTGCCTGACATTTCTACCAGATAAACATTAACCCCATTATTAATCAGTGTCTCACAAATGTCAATAGAATCTTTTAATGCATCGTTATCCAATAATATATTAACTCTCGGAGGTTTATTACATATTAGCTCCAATTTTAATTTTTCTGATAATGATTTACCAAATAACGGAATGGCATTGAATCTCACGCTAATAGCATCACTTGGACCTTCCACGATTGTCACCATTTCTTTAAAATTAATGGTAGATTCAAACCCGACAATGTTCTTGCTAAAATCACAATTTTTATGAGCATAAAACGCCACGGGACTAATACTTCTACCAGTGAAAAAATTCAAATTACCAAACCTATCATATGAAGGTATAATAATTCTATTATAATATTCCCCATTCTCACAAAACCCAATATTATATCTAATCACATCACATTCAGTAAACTTTCTCTTTTGTATATAATTAAGAGCATTTCTA